CGATCTTATAGGTTTTTATATTGTCGCAGAGTGCGGCGAATATTTTAGAAACGGAGATGATTTTTACTATATCAGGTATTTTCGTACCTCGTCTACGAATTTTAAAGACAGATTTAAGATATATAAAAATAAAGAGCTTTTATCTTGCCCTATCCCGCCTATAGCCGAACTTGGCGAAGAGATACTGATCCTAAGAAGCACTAGGTATTTAGCTCGAAGGACAAGTAGGGGATGGAATTTTATGAATAATAACATCTCTTCAGATAAGCCGCAAAATGTTTATACAGATCTTTTTGACCTAGTAAACGGTCAAAATCCGGTTAGATTACCCGTGCATGTTCTTTGTGCGCAAGAGAGTGCCAAAGGCCTCAAAATAGCGTTTCTACCTAATGCTTCAGATGCCGATAAGGGGTATTTCTACGAAACAATCATCCCTTACGAAGAGCTAAAGGGGCTAAAATGAAACCGACATCCAAACAATGGCTAACGGTAGCTAGAAACTTTGCAATAGAGCTTCCGCTTGAGATACTCGCCTTTTTCGTAGTGCCGATCACACTACTTTTTTGCGGCAAGGAGAGCGAAAAGCTGCCGAGATGGGCGGCGTGGTTCGATGACCCCGATTATGGGGTTAATGGCGATGACGGCTGGAGGAATGAGCATTTCCCAAACGGCAAGAATAGGACGTACTTTGCGCGCCTTTGTTGGTTGTATCGCAACCGCATAGGCGTATTCAGCGCGAAGTATCTAGGCGTGCGTGTCGAGGACATCGACGCAAACACCGTGCGCACTCAAGGTGACGTATTTGCAACGTACAACAAAGGGCAAAAATCGACCGAGTGCCTAGTCACATGCAAGATGAAAGACGGGCGCGAACGTTTCGGCTACTACCGCGAGATACGCTACGGCAACTCAAAATGGTACTGCCGTATCTATCTAGGGTGGAAACTGATGGACATAGTCGGTATGCGTGCCGACAACAAGCACACGTATATGGACGAGAACGATAAAAAGGTGCTTCAGACGGTATGGGCGATAAACCCTTTTAAAAGGATAAAACAATGAAGCCGTCCACAAAGAAATTCGTGATTATTGCGGCGGCTATATTGATCGCGGTCGCAATGATAAATTTAATCAAATAAAGGAGCAAAAATGAAGCTGATAGTCGAGAGGATTAAAGAGATTTATGACGGCACGATAGGCAGATTTCGCCTAGTTTCGCAAGATAGGCGCGTGCTGCTAGAGGGCTTTACGCTCGAGCCCGCGGGCCCGGATACCGTAGAGCGCGGCCGCGATAAGCGGATACCGGCCGGAGTTTACCAAACGACTTGGCATGAAAGCGACAAATTTCAAAGGCTTTTGCCATTGCTTTTTAACGAAAAAGTGCCGAAAGATAGATGCATACTCATCCATAGCGGCAACGTCCCAAAAGATACGCAGGGGTGCATCTTGCTTGGAAACAAGGCGGACGAATACGGAGTTAGCGACAGCAAAAGAGCGCTGGAAGAGTTCATAAGGCTGACGTTCAAAAAAGAATTTCAAGTAGAAATCATCAACAAATTTTAAAAGGAGATAGTATGGCAGCAAAGTTCGGAGTAAACGTAACCATTTCAGCCGAGGCCGCAAGGCCTATCAGCGTAGAAAGCACGACGCCCATAGGAATTGCGGGATATGAGGAGGTCCTAGATAACGGCCTACATTTTTTCATGACGACAACAAAGGCGCTTGAAGCGTTAGAGGCAAAATACAAGGCGAAAAAGGACGCGAGCCAAGCTTTTAAAAAGGGCTCTATTTATAGGGCTCTAAAAGGTATCGAAGATCAGGCGGTAAATACGCAGATTATTTTAAGCGTATTTACCAAAGACGACGATAGCGATACGAACGACGAGATCACCGAGTGTAAAAAGGCCGTAGCGGATCTAACCAAAGCAAAATCCCGCTTCGGATATAACCCTAATCTAATCATAGCTCCCGAATATAGCCACGAGGATGCCGTAAAAGGCGAGATAGAAAAAGTAGCCACTAGGCTAAAAGCGACCGGCATCGTAGATTTAAAAGCCCAGGACGCGGCCGCGGCGATAGTAAAGATGGGAGACTTCGGCACTAGAAGACTGGTCGCTGCATATCCTAACGTCAAAGTTTGGGATGACGAAACGAACGCTTACGTCTATGAGGGGCAAAGCGCTAGAATAGCGGGGATGATAGCTCATACGGACGGCGCAAGCGAGTTTGGATATAGCGACAGCTACTCAAACAGAGTGATGATAGGAGTTTCAGGCACGGAAATAGACGTAGATTTCGAGCTTGGCGAGACGTGCACGGCCGATGAGTTAAGGGCGGCTAAAATTTCGACCGTCATTAGAGAAAGCGGCTTTAGGGCTTGGGGCGGAGAGACTAGCGATCAGGATACTATATGGAAGGATTTAGCGCGCGTTAGAGTATTTGACCGTATTTCGCAGGCTTGCCAAAAAGGCGTGCTGTTTGCTATCGACAAAAAGGCCGACCAGCTCTATCACGCCAAAAGAAGCGTTAGCGAGCTGCTTAGGGGGCTTGTAGGAGCAAAGGTATTGCTCGGATACGAGCTATCTTGGAGCGAGAAAAATACGCTAGCAAACATTACGGACGGCAAATTTTATCTAGATGTCAGAATGCAAAACACCCCTATCGTAAAACAGCTAACGCTTGATTTTATCTACGTCGATAAATACGGCGAAACGCTGATGAACGATTTAAATAAATAGGCGCCTTAAGAAAAGGTTTTTGGAGCAAATCAGGGGCACCCAGCTTGCGGGGACTTTAGTATTTGCTCCTTTAGCCAAGCTTTGCTTGGCGTTCAAAGGAGATAAAAAATGGTAAAAAGACAGATACCTCAGGTTGTTCAGGAGGCCAATGTTTTTATAAACGGCCAAGGATATTTAGGCGTCGTTAAATCTCTAACTATCCCAAAGATAGAACAAGAGATGATCGAAGTCAAAGGCGCGCTTGGCGGCAATTTCGCAAGCGGGACGATAAAACCCGTAGAAATGGAGTTTAAGCTAAGCGTACTCGATAAAAACACCTATCTTGGATACGGGTTAAATACTTGGAATAACAGAATTCCTTTTTTATTTAAAGCTAGCGTATTTCAAGCGGGCAAAGGTGCTCCAGAGCCTTTTTCTATGGCCGTAACCGGCGACATTACCGAGATAGACCCGGGAAGCTTTGAAAGCGGAAAAGAGATGGAAGTGAGCGTCAAACTAGCCGTACATTTTTTAGATATAAATATAGGCAAAATCCCCGTGGCGCTATTTGACGTAGAAAACATGATATGCCTGATAGGCGGGGTGGATTATTTGGCGCAAGTGCGTTCAAATTTGGGCGAATAATAAATATTTTCTATCGGCGACGAGAGCTGCGCCGATAGATTAAACGGCTTTTAAAGGCCTTTAAATTTTAAGTCAAAGGAATAAAAATGAGCAAGAAAAATGAAATCATCGAACAAGACGGTATCAAATATACCGTCATTACGCTATCAGGCGGTAACGAAGTTAAAATCAGGCACCCAAAGGGCAAAGATCTTCGCTTTGCTATGAGCGGCGCAAAAGGCAGCGAAGCTGATTTAACCTTTAAACTAGCAAGTAACCTTACTTGCATGAGCGAAGCCGAGCTTGAGGAGCTTGAGGCTAAAGACTGCTCGCTTATTCTTAGCGCGGTAGCGGGTTTTTTGTCCTAGGCCATACCTTTGAGGGCGTGGCGATAATAGGACATGCGCTTCATTTTTCGTTTGATGAAATTATGGAGTTTAGCATAGACGAATACGTAAAATTTTTAGGGATCGCAGAGGAGATACTAAAGAGTAAATTTTAGCGGTTTGCTTTTTATGAAACCGCTTTTTGAGCCTCTTTTAAAACGTAGCCGACGATGCCTATAAAGCCGCCTAGCAAGCCAAGACCAAATAGTACGGCTATGACATTATCAAAAAGGCCGGGATAAATATAAAACAAAGCCGCAAATAAGGCGATAAGTAAAAACACTTTCATATTTAATCCTTTTTATAGGAATTGTATCACAAAAAGGAGTGCAAATGCAAGAGACGTCGGTAGGTATCGGTATCGGCCTAGCCGTTAGAGGCCTAAGCCAGATAAATACACTAAGAGATAGTCTAAGGAATATGACCAGGACGATAAATGAGGCTAGGCAGGCTCTGGGTTCTCTTGATAACGCCAGATTAAATAACTTACAAGAAAATTTAAGGAGCATGAGGTCGAATCTAACGAGCGAGCTGGCCCAAATACCAAACGCTTTAAAAACCAGTGTCATAGCAGTGCCTATAAAACTAGCCATAGACGACGAAGCAGCCTTTGCTAACGTCAAAAAATACGTAGACGATAGCGAAGAAAACTTACTAAAGCTAAAAAACGAGATGAGAGGGCTTTCAAGCGAGCTTGGAGAAAGCTTTGAAAATATCGCAAACATCGCAAGCGGCGGAGGCAAGATAAATTTAGCCGGCGAAGATCTCGTAAAGTATACGAGACTGTTGGCTACGGGTTCTACGGCGTTTGAAATGAGCGCCGAGCAAGTAGCTACTGCAGCTAATAATATGAAAGTGGGCTTTAAGCTAGATAAGGTCGATGAGCTCAAAGAGTTTTTCGACGTAGTGAATTTGCTTGACAATAAAGTCACTAACGCAGGAGCAGCCGACATACTTACGGCCACCTCTTTAACGGCGGGAAATGCAAATTTGCTCGGATTAAACGAAAAAGCCGCCAGTGCGATCGCGGCAAGCATGCTAAGTACCGGCAAAGCCCCGTCGGTCGTAGGCACTTCGCTAAA